CTCTAATACTTCTTTTAACTTTGGTAAATTATTAAAAAATTCTTCTATTTTACCAAACTGTGCTTGGTTCATTCCTTCAACAAAAGACAACATTTCACCAGGTTGTGCTTCGCTAGCATAATAAAATTGTTCACCATCATAAATGTATTCAATAGATTGTGCCACCATATTAAATGTAACTTCATTAACAGTTTCATAATTTAAAGAATCTTGTACAATACTAAATTCAGGATACTTTAATTTAATACTAATTTTGTCATCCAATTGAATTTCAGGTGATACAGGATTTTCTTGTGTAACTTTGATATCAGTTAAGTTAATGTCTTTTTCCATGATATTACCACAAACTTTACCATCAACCTCATTATTACACTTGTATCTTGATTCAACAACTTCACCAACAGATTTGGCACGAAGATTGATGAAATAATATTCTACATCAATAATAGGCAGTTTACGAACATCAACATTTTCTGTTAAAGTACAGTTATGTAGAATATCTTCAACCGCCAAATTGATGGCTTTTGCTTCAGATGCTTCCATGGCCATCAATAGATTGCGTTGTTCTTTTACTAAGAATGGCCGATATTTAATCTTTTTCTGTGAAACTGGCAATTCAATTTCATATGTTGGTACATCAAGTTTAGGTAATGCCATAATTAACTCCTATAATAAAAAATCATTAAAAACCAGGCGCCCCACCAAAAATACTTGATACTGCTGAGGTGATAACCTGTTGTGCCAATTCTTGGCCAAGGTTCTGCAACGAATTGTTTTGCCAACGAGTATAGGCAAAAGTTACTACTAATTTATGATTACCATCTGAACCCCAATCTAAATCTAATTGGTTCATGGAAACAGGATAAGCGTCAAACAGGTCTACTGTGTAAGACAATTGATTTGTTACATCATATTGATTAATGGTAATAACTGTAGCATAATTACTTTTATATTGATAATTAAAAGTAAGTGATGGGTTTATTAATTCAAGCCATCTATCAAAATAGATTTTTTGTGACATATCATCATCAACAATAAATGTTAAATCAATGTCATTATATGTTGTCAAGTATGGATACTTTTCAATAGGATTAGAACCAATTTTTTGTTCTGCTGTGGCAAAAGTTCTGCCTGGTAATTGAGCATTTTCACAACGATAAGTCAATTGTTTTGCATCACCAATATAAGGCAATAAAATTAATGGTGTTGCAATTGTGACATCGAAACGACTTGGTCTTGCCAAGTCTTTTACAAATGTTGATTTAAATTCGCTAATTGAGCCAGCCATCTTTAACTATTCCTTATGTCTTGAATCGATTCTCTCCAAACTGTGGTATCTCTAGCTTTTTTGAATTGCTGAAGTGGCAATAAAGCAGCGACTTCCCACTCGTTTGGCTGAATGGTAAGTAATCTCGATCTAATATGACTAAACAAATACTTTTTAATACATGGTTGAAACTCACGGAGGCGTCTGGAGGTACTCAAAATATCATAGGTGACCCTCAACCTTTTAATTTCATCATCTTTGTCTAGGATTGCGTATTGAACTAGTTTTTTTAGGAATGCCACTCTGTAACGGTATGGCAAATAATGTAGGTTTAAACCTAAAAATCCATCGGCATGCCTGTACAATATTAATACCATTGGGAATCTATCATAATAAGGCAAATCATCTTTACCTTTTGGATCATAATAAAAACAATATAATTGTCCCATTTTAAATCTGGTCGTTTGACGAGATTTTTCTTTAGCAATACTTAAAGCTAATGATGCAGGTGAACGAATTTCTTTAATCTTATCCTTTAACCAATCTAAAGATTCAGTAGATAGTCTAGCCATCTCCTGTTGAGAATATTCTTGTCCGAGTTTTGTAAGTTTAGATATTGCCATTTAATTATTTAGGTGAGCCCCAAATGTTCTTCTGTAAGTATTTTAAACTCCCAACCACGATCCAAACAATATTCATTGGCAGCTTTCCATTTGGCTTCATTAACCACATAAGTGGTAACCTCGTTAATATATTGTTTTGTTACTCGTTTACGAACAGTAGGCTGAACAGTTTGTTTTTTAGGTTTAACTTCCAACATCATTGTTCTATGCGAACCATCTTTGGTTTTTACTTTAACAAGAAAGTCAGGAAAATACCTGTGAGTTCGATTGTCAACCGGCGAGACATAAGGAACAATAACTTCTTCACTTGCCCAAGATATAATATCATCATTTTGGTCAAGCCAATTCATCACCCTACACTCCCAACTGGAGCGGTAGATGATATTTTTGTAATCTCCAACATATTTTGCTGGGTTACGGGGTATAAATCGTCCTGAATATGCCATAAATAGTATGTATATTCATTTTTAAGAGATACCATGGCAATTATATCAATTCCAAGTTCAATCGGTGGCGTAACAATTCCAGGACTTGCCACAAATGGTCCTTTGGGAGCATTGTTTAATAATGCTTTTGGCACCAGCAATCTACAATATCCTAGAGATTTGCAGTCTTTGACCCGTGGCCATTATGTAATATTTCAAATCAGAGATATTAATCCTGTTGGTTATGAAAATGATACCACATACACTTTAGGTGGCGGTTTACTTAATGCTGGAACTTCAGCAGTAACTTCAGCAGTAACTTCAGCAGTAAACACAATCACAAATTTTATTACAGGATCAAATTCTGTAGCTTCTAGTGCAACTTTGACTCCACAAACATATACAGATAGAGGTACAATTTCTCTGTATATTCCAGAAACAATGAATTTTACATATAATCAACAATATAATAGTGTGAGTGCAACAGCAATTGGTGCAGGCGCAGCAGGTGCGGTTTTAAGTGGCATATCAAAATTGATTCCAGAATCAAAAAGTGCAGCAGGTAAAGCTATCACATCTACTCTTTCAGATTTACCTGCTGGCGATTTGTTTAAATTAGGATTACAAAAAGAAGCAGGTTTGGCAATTAATCCAAAATTACAACTATTGTTTGAAGGTATTAATTTTAGAGAATATCAAATGGCATTTACATTTACGCCATATTCACAACAAGAAGCCGATACTGTTAATCAAATTATTAAAACATTTAAAATGTATGCTGCTCCTAGAATTGTCAAAGGTGCTGGCGGTATGTTCTTTATTCCACCTGCAGTATTTCAACCAACATTCTACTTTAATGGTCAAGTAAATGATAAGGTCAATGCGGTAACAGAAAGTGTAATTACTAATATTGATGTTAATTATGGTCCAAATGGTTGGGCAACATTTAGTGATGGTAATCCAGTACAAACTACATTAACTCTCCAATTTCAAGAGACCAAAATTCTTGATAGAGGTACGATGGTTGAAGGAAACTACTAATGCAGTATTTCAATACTTTACCAAAAATAATCAAGACCGATGGTTCAGGAAATTCTATAATTCTTACCAATTTATTGGCAAGGTCTAGTGTTATACCATCTATACTTAATAACGCATCACTCTATTATCAATATGATATACAAGATGGTGATACACCAGAATCAATTGCATACAAATATTATGGCGAATCATATAGATATTGGATTGTTTTATTTGCAAATCAAATTATAGATCCACAATGGCAATGGCCAATGAATTCTGCTGTATTCAATGATTATATCAATGACAAATATCCATCAATTAATGTTTACAATACTGTACATCATTATACTCAAACAACCACTAGCGTTGATAGTTTAACAAATACTGTTACAACAAATACAATTACAATTGACGAAGCCACATATAATTCAGCAACCAATTTAACTCAAACTTATACATTACCATCTGGTTATACTGTAACCGTAACAAACTCTGTAGGTGTGGTAAGTATCTATGACTATGAAGTTTCTTTAAATGAAAAAAATAGAACAATTAGTCTTTTAAATAACAATTATGTTAATGAAATAGAAGAAGAATTTAAAACTCTGATGGCAGCATAATACTATGGCAACAATTACCAATGATTTTAGTGTAACGCAAGCTCCTGCTGGTATTTTTTACCCGCAAGACTTTTCATTAGAAAAATTAAACTTTGTTACTGCATCAGGACAAAGATTTCAAATGAAAAAAACAATGATTGAAATGTCATATTATGAGGACATTTATAGTTTTTGTGTATCAGGTTCAATCACTATTCGTGATGCACAAAACTTTATTGAA